ATGAAGCGCCCGCCCGTCCGGAAGCTGGGGGGCGGCGGGCCGCGCTACCCTGCCCGCATGACTGACGCCCACCCCGCCGACCGGCCCCGCATCCTGGTCGCCAACGACAGCAGGACGGTTCTCCGGGCAGCCTAGACCGCCTGCTGTACCGTGTCCAACGGTCGCAAACCCAGCAGTTCCAGCGTCCCGTCCGGTTGGATCAGCAGCCGCACATCCAGCAGGTCCAGTAGTTCCGCCAGGTGTTCCGAGCTGGCCTCCCGCACATCTGCGGCCAGTTCATTCATCACCGGCACCTCAGTCACCTGGCGGGGCTTCGGGGTCAAGGCGCGTTCCCGGGCCTTCAGCTCCTCGCGCAGGCTGAGATAGTCGCGCTCTTCGATCTGGCCCAGCACGCGCAGGCGGGCGAGGTTGGAGAGAGACTCCTGAACTTCCTGCCGCTCCTGCTCCCGCCCGTCGGAGAGGGGCGTGGCCCCAGTCAGCAGGGCGAGGTGGGCTGGGTCGGTCGGGTCAGTCAGCACGCGGGCCAGCAGGTCACGGGCGGCATCATCCACCTGGGCAGCCCGGAAACTGGGGCAGCCGCAGCCGTAGTGCCGCTTCAGCCGCCCGCTGACGTGGTAGCGGCTGACCATGCCCGCGTTCCGGTGACTCTCCTGTCGCCCGTTCATCGGCGCACCATGGGGGCAGCGCAGGTGGCCGACCAAGGGGTACCGGTCCGGCCGCCGCTCTCCACCGCTGAAGGCACGGCGGCCTGCGTGAAGCGCCTCCCACTCTTCATCGGAGAGCAGGCGCGGGCAGGGCACCTCGATACGTTCCCCGCCGCTCACGAAGACCGCGCGCCCGATGTACGCGGTCTGCTGCGCCAGGGCGTGCAAACGAGCCGGGGACCAGTTGGGCTTGCCCGTGGGGGAGGGAATGCCCTGCCCCCGCAATTCCTCGGAGGCTTCCTGGTAGGACCGACCGACCAGGGCCAGCAGCGCCGCCCGCACCGGTTCACGGGTGGCGGGGTTCAGCTCCAGGCGCTTCTCCGCATTCCGCAGGTAACCGTAGGGCACGCTGCCCTGGGGCCAGATGCCGGCCTTTGCCGCGAAGGTCCGCCCGATCATGGACCGCTCGCGGGTCTGCTCCAGTTCGTACTCGGCCAGCGTGGCGAGGATGCTCAGCACCACGCGCCCGAACGGCGTGCTGGTGTCGAGGCTCTGGTCGATCAACACCAGCCGCGCGCCCCGCGCCTCAATGTCGCGGATGAGGGTGAGCGTCTGCACGATGCCGCCGCGCGCGATGCGTGTGAGGTCCTTTGCCAGCACCGTATCCCCGGCCCGGACCTGTCCCATCATGGCGACCCAGGCAGGGCGGGCGTCCCGTTTGCCAGAGACGGCGGGATCCTCGAAGTGAATGGGGACCGGCAGGGCGTGGAATTGCGCGAAGGCGGCGGCGCGCTCGCGCTGGGCAGGCAGGCTGTACCCGGAGTCGGCCTGGTCACGACCGGAGACGCGGGCATAGGAGAAGGCGCGCGGGGTCATGGGAGTGCGAACTGGATCAAAGTCCCATCATCTGAACGAGAACTCAGAAGAATCTGGTACGTGCGGTTGCCAATGAGAAAATTTCCCATAACAAATACATCCGCTCGCTCCCAAGCGGTAATTTGTTTTACGTTTTGATTTAGGCTAATGAGTGTTCTTACGCTCTGAACATCTAGCGGCGTTATGGCACATAGACGTGACATGACATATGTTTTGCAGTCGTACACCTCTCCATTAACAGAAATTGCTATTGAATTAAAAGCATCAGCGCCCTCGGCTGGCATTGGGCGGATACTTTTAAACTTGGCGGCTACCATTTGGTTAATAATAGTATCTTTAGTAACCTTTATTTTCTTCTCTACCTTTGGGAAAGTTACAGAGCCATCAAGAGGGTCAAATACTGACAGCGAATAATTTCCGGCTGGCAGTCTACAGACAAGCTTGTCGCTCTTTTCTTTGGCGCAGGAGGCTGATTTGGGTGCGTTTTTGGAGTCGTTAATGAGAAAGATAGAAGCGTTGACATTCTTTGGGGACAGATTGACCGTCACCGTATAGAGCGGAGCAGCGGAGGCAGGAAAGGCCGACAGCATAGCTAGGGCAAGCAGTTTCTTCATGACATCACTCCTCTATGACGATCAGACCAATGACGGTGTTACGTCTCCCTGGCACCTGAAACAGGCTCACGCCCTCGCCCTGGAACTCGTCTTCATCCGGGACCGGATCACCTACCCAGGGGGGCAGGCGGTAGCGGTACGAGCTGGCGTGGGTGATTCTGCCGCCGTAGCCGATGAACCCCCCGGCACGGCCATCGAGGTTGAAATGCACCACGCGGCGCAGCGCCTCGTGCAGGCGCACCTGGGCGGCCTGATGCAGCACCCAGACCGCTATCGCGTTCACCCCGCAGATGTCCAGGGTGACCCGCACGAGATCGGGAGGCATGGTCAGCACGTCGCCTGCATGGTCAGTCAGGCGTTCCTCGTGGGCCAGCAGGTCAGGCACCTGGGCGTGGTAGCGGCGCACCACGTCGCGATAGCTGGGCGAGCCAGGGGCCGCTTCTAGCGCCAGGGCGTGCGCGAGTTCATGCCCCGCGTCGCTGTTGTACTGGAGGGGGTCGCGGGTGCGCTTGATGTAGGCGGTGCCGGTGAGGGGATCAAAAAAGCTCCGCTCATGGGGAGCCAGCGTGTAGCCCAGTCCATCCGCCAGGGCGGGCATGTCGGCGCTAGGAGCCGCTTCCGTGCCGCGTGCCTCGGTGTAGCGCAGCAGGCTATGGATCACGTCGTCAATCACGCTCCGGCTCCGGTGGGTCCACCTCATCCCGGCGATTCAGGTACACAACCAGCCATTCCCCCGGTGTGGTCGGGGTGCGACGGAAGGGAATCTCGGCCAGATATCGTTGCCAGCGCAACTCACTCAGCGGGGCAAACTCTGGCTGCTGGCCGAACGTCGCTGCTGCCTCCCGCAGGGCGTCCGGGATAGGCAGTGGCTCAGGGGGCGCGTGGTATCCCTGGGCAGCGGCGGAAAGAGCGGCAGAGGCTCGGGGGCGTTGGGGGCGACTGCGGGGGGTGGGCATGGCTCCCTCGTAGCTGCTCAGGCCAAAATCCACCCCCAGCGCGACTTCCATCTGCGCCAAGGTCCAGCCCAGCCCACGCGCCAGCCCTGCGAGTCGGGCAATCGTCAAATTGGCGAGGTCATACCGTCCGCCCTCCAACTCGCTCACCGTGGTCTGGTTCAGGATGCCGCTGTCCAGCGCCACCTGCTCCTGGCTCTTCCCCAGTTCAGCGCGGCGGACACGCAACGCGGCAGCCCACGTGGGGAGATTGGCCTTCGAGCGGCTGCGAGGGAGGCGCGCCTCTGGCATTAGCCGTCTGCCTGCTGATACGTGAGTGAGCATATCGGCATACCCATACGTCAATACTCCCTCATGGGTTCCCACATAGTCTAACGGCAGACCCGTAGTGTTATTGACGTATCACCCGAAGAGCCTTAGACTATGGGTATGCAGATGAAACGACTCAGAGAACACAGGGAGGCGCGCGGCCTGTCGCGTGAAGCCCTGGCCCGTGAGGCGGGCGTGTCTGCCGCCCTGATTCAGGCCCACGAGCAGGGGAGAAACCACGACACACACGTGTCTGTGGCCGCTCCGCTCGCCCGTGCGCTCGGCATCACGATGGAAGAGCTTTTCGCGATTGAGGATATGGGTCTGCGGGTAAAGGCTGAGCAGGTGCCTGCATGACCTCCACCCCCCACCCCATCCGCCCCGCGTCCCGGCTGGCCTGGGCCGCTGACCTGCTGGCCCGGATGCACGCCGCACGGCTTACCCGCGAGGCCATCAGCACCACTCCCCTCGCGCCTCCATCACCACCCAGCACCACGCTGACCACCGCCTGACCTGACTGATCCACCCGCCTGGAAACGACGGATCAGTACAGGGCACCCGAGCTGAAGGGGAGTCCCATGTACCGTACCACCCACGCAATTCAGACCTGGGCAAACGCCGCTTCAGCCGCGCCCTGTGCCGTTACAGCCGCTGTAACGCTCCCCATCACCGTTCCCGCCCGTTCGGGCGTCCGGCAGCCCAGCCGTCTGGCTGGCTGACAAAAAGCATGGCCGCGTGAGATAGACGCGGCCCTTCACGAACGTTCGAGGTTCCCCATGACTGTAGCAGATACCCGCCCCGAGCTTGACCCCGTCCTCGCCTTCGAGGCCCGCCAGGATGCCCGTGATGCCCGCCGCTTGGCCCGTCTCCAGGCTCAGGGCCACACCCACGCCACCTGCACCTGCTGCGGCGACGTGCGGACACTCCACTGGGCCGGCTGGTCCTGCAACAACGACGACTACGCCGCACCGGACGGCCAGTGTCCCGGCGTGTTCCGGGCGCAGGGAGGGGCGGCATGAGCGGCCTGTCTCCCCTGATCGCTGAGGCCCACGCCCGCCTGCTGGCAACCCCGCCTGCCCTGACGGCTGATCTGCGGGTGACGGTCGGACAAGTTGTCGCGCAGAAGCGGACCGAGAAGAACCCTGATGGCAAGCTGTGCCGGGAAGGCGTTGCCTCCGCACTCCGGAAACTGAAGGTGCGCCAGTCGGACACCGAACACGTCGTCACTCTGGACCGCGCGATGGAGGTGCTGGCCCTGGAGGATGTGCTGCGCGTTATTGACGCCTGCCACCCGGATGGTCAGCGCGTGCTGCGCCTGTTTGCCGCCGACTGCGCCGAGATGGTGCTGCCCCTGTACGAGCGGGACTACCCGAACGACGACCGCCCCCGAAAGGCCATTGAAGCGGCGCGGGGTCACGTTTTGGGTGTGGTAACGGCGGAGGAGCTGGCCGCCGCATGGGGCGCCGCATGGGGCGCCGCAGGGGCCGCCGCAGGGGACGCCGCATGGGACGCCGCATGGGACGCCGCACGGGCCGCCGCAGGGGACGCCTGCGGCCAGCTCCTCCGCCGTTACCACACCCAAAGCGTGGCGACGGAAGGCGGCCCCCAGTGACCCCCACCTCTGACCCCCTGCTCATCCTCGCCGTGGCGGTCACCGTGCTGGCGTTCGTGGCCCTCGGCCTCCTCGCCCTGGCCTCCTGGCTGGACACCCGGGACGCGCTGGCCCGCGACCGCCGCAACCGTGAGCGCCACGCCGCCTACGTCCAGCAGCAGGTGGACGCCGTGCCCACGCGGCACTACCGGATGCGGGGGGGGCGCTGATGCGCGGTCTCAGCCAGCCCAGCGTGACCACCCTGCGTGCCCTGCGTCGCGGTTGCACCCTCGTGAGCGAGGTCGCCGCCGCCGGTGACTGCCGCCCGGAGACGGCCTATATGCGGCTCAAGGCCCTGCGCGCCATCGGCTACGTGGAGCGTGACGGGGACACCTACCGCCTGACCTGGGCGGGCCAGGACGCCCTGCAACGGCACGACGCGGCCCTGTACCGCCGCTGGGCCGAGAGGCGGGCCGCATGATCCGCGCTGCTCTCTCCCTGCTCCTGAGCCTGTACGCGCTCTGGGAGATCACCCCACTGCTCGGCCCGGATGCCAGCGGGCTGCTGCGCGCGGCCTGGGCGCTGGCCGTCGTGGTGCTGATCGTCGCGCTCGCGGTGGTGTTGGAGCGGCTGACGCGGCCACAGGTGCGGCGGGGCCGGGGCTGGAGCTTCCGGTACGAGGTGACGGCATGAACCGCGCGGCCTACCTGCTGGGCCTCTCGCTCCCGGCCTACCTCACGGCCTACCTGATCTGCCCGGATTACGGGGCCGGCATGCCGCAGGCCCTCCGGCTGCTGCTGCTGGTCTGCTGCCTGGCCTTCCTCGCGGGGATCGCGGGAGCGGCGGGGATGTTCGAGAGGGGGCAGAAATGAGCCGCCTCTCAGAGCTTCACCAATGCGGCGTAAATCCGATCAAAAACATCGGGCGCACACCATTCATCGGGGGGAGTATCCCCCTTGAGCGAATTGCAGGTCAGGCAGCAAGGAACGATGTTGCCTCGCACCGTTTGCCCACCTTGCGCCAGTGGAATGAAGTGATCGTGATGCACTTCTTCGCTACCGCCGCAGTAAGCGCAGACGCGGCCAAATACTCGCGTAGTAGCTTCCCAGTCAAGTTTAGTGAACTCGTGAACTCCATTGGGGTATCGCCGCTTTGCGCGATTCCTGATCACCCGCGCACGACCCTTGGCAGAAGCGCGGTACTCGGCGTCCTTTTCCCGCTTCCAATCCTTGTAGCCGGGGGCAGCGCGTTGCGCCTCGAAATATTCACGCCTGCTCTCGTAAGTGCGTGTTTCCTTGGCCTTGTCAGGATTGCGCTCTCGCCAAGCTCTTTGACTGCCAGCGCGGGTATGGGCGTACTTCGCCGTATCGCACTGCTTACACCGAGACTGCTTCCCATCAGGCTTGCGCTTATCGGCAAAGAACTCGGCAAGCGGCTTAGTAACCCCGCAAAGAGAACAGATTTTCTCGGGCATAACGCATTATAGCGCGTTTTGTTTGGTGGGTGGCGCATACCTTACCACGCCGAGACCGCACGTAGACCTGACACCCCTCCATTCACACGGCCCCTGACCCTCAAGCACCGGGCCAGCACAGGAGACACCACCATGGGACTTACCGGACAGAGCAAGGAAAGCAGCAACTTCGAGCGCACTCTCTTCCCCGAAGGCACCTACGACATGGTGCTCGACAAGGCTCTGGTACTGATGGGTAAACCCACCAAATTTCAAGCCGAAGGCGCGCCGAAAATCATGTTCATCTGGAAGTGGACCGACGACGAAGGCCAGGACTTCGAGCTGGTGGACTACCTCGGCTTCCCCAAGAACATGAAGTGGAACGAGAAGAGCGCCTTCTGGAAGCGCGCCGGGGAAATCGCGGGCCTCGCTCTCAACAACGAGAACGCCGGCCTGCTGGACCTCGACCTGGGCGAGTTCATCCAGAGCTATGCCGAACTGGTCGAACACATCCAGGGCATGAACGATCAGGGCAAGCCCGAGAAGGCCGAGGTCAAGAGCCTCACGGTGGACGGCCAGGAGCTGCTGGGCAAGAAGTGCCGCCTGGTCGTGGGCATCTGGAACAACGGCGAGAAGGAAGGCAACGAGATCGCCAAAGTCATGCAGATCGCGGCGGCGGGTGGCCCCAAAAAGCCGATGAAGGCTGCCCCCGCACCGGCGGCTGCACCCCAACAGAAGATGGCCCCCGCCCGTCCCGCACCGGTTCCCGCACCTGTGGCTGCTGGTGCTAGCCCTGACCTCGACTACTAACCCCTGAAAACAGGACTCGTGCGAGCCGGCCAGCATCCGCGCGAGTCCTGTTTAACCCCTTCTGGAGGTTCCACCATGTTAAACGGCAAGCAAGGTCCCCTGTGGTACCGAACTGACCCTCGCCAGACCATACGGGACCTGCCCGGGATTGGTTCCAAGCTCTACAAGCGCGTCATCGAGGACCTGGGCGACGGCGACCCGGACGCGGCCCTGGTCGTGATCGAACGCAACCCCTACAGCCTCGTCGAGGTGGACGGCATCGGCTTCAAGAAGGCCGACCGCATCGCCAAAGAGAAGTTCGACATCGGTCCCGACGACGAGCGCCGCCACGAGGCGGGCAACCGCTGGATTCTGGAACAGCGCGGCGTGCTGGGCGAGCGCGAGTATTTCAGCGAGCGCGTGAAGCTGGAACTCCGCGACCCGACCCACAAGGAAGCGGGCGTGGCAGTCGAGGAAGGGCTGTACTGGCTCCCCGAGGAACTGGAAGCCGAGAAGGGCCTGGAACGCTGGATGCGCCAGCTCCCCCCGCTGGCTGACACCCTACCCCCCCTGACCAAGGCCCAGTTCGACATCTGTGAACGGCTGGGCCTGGATGACGTGCAGCGTGCTGCCGTGCAATCGGCCCTGCATACCCGCGTCTTGTGCCTGACCGGTGGGGCCGGCTGCGGGAAGACGCATGTCGTGGCCGCGCTCGCTCAGTGCGTGATCGTCGCGGGCGGCAGCGTGCGCGGCATGGCCTTCGCGGGCAAGGCGGCCGACCGGATGCGGGAAGCCTTCGACGCTTACGGCGTGATGGCGGAGGCGACCACGATCCACAAGGCGCTGGGCTACCAGAAACGCGGCTTCACGGTGGACACGCTGGCCGAGGGCCTCATCGTGATCGACGAGGCGTCCATGCTCCCCAACTGGCTGCTGTGGGCCGTGGTGGACAGCCTGCGGCCCGGCGCGCACCTGATCCTGGTGGGCGACCCCAACCAACTCCCGCCCATCGGCTACGGAACCCCCTTCGTGGACCTGATCAACCACGGCGCGCCCCGCGCGCACCTCTCCCGCAACTACCGGCAGGCAGACCAGCAGGGCATCCTGCACATGGCGGAAGGCATCCTGAACCGCTCCCGGCCTGCACCTGCCGAGTGCGTGGAGATGCACTTGGGCGTGGACCCCAGCAACCTCGACGTGCTGTTCGACCAGCTCGTGCGAACGCACGGCGGGACCAACTACGAGGCCTGGCAGGTCATCACCTACCAGAACGAGAACGCCGAGCGCTACAACCTCCGGGCACAGGCCGTCATCAACCCCGACGGCACGCCGCTGTTCGAGTACCCGCTGTGGAAGCTGGGCACCGGCGAGCGCAACCGGCCCCTCTACCACGCGGAAGTGCGCGAGGGCGACAAGATCATCGTCGTCAAGAACAGCACCCTGCTGAACATTTTCAACGGGCAAACGGGGCGTGTGGTGGGCCTGGTCAGCAAGCCCAAGCTGGTCCAGCGCAAGCAACCCGGCGGCGGCTGGGAAGTCGAGCAGGGCGACCTGATGCCGCATCTGCGCGTGGAAATCACTGGGCGCGAGGTGGACATCCCCGAGGATGAGGTCGAGAAGTTCGTGCAGCTCGGCTACGTGATCACGGTCCACAAGGCCCAGGGCAGCGACTGGCCCCGCGTGATCGTGATGCAGCCGGGCAAGGTGCGGGACGACACCGCCAAGAAGTTTTTCTACACGGCCAGCACGCGCGCGAAGAACCACCTGTGTGTGGTCAGCACGCTGCGCGTCGTGGCGTGGTGGACGAACGCGGCGAGCGACGCACCGGATGAGCCGTCCAGCCTGCTGCGGCGACTGGCGCAGCCTGCGCCCGAGCCGGTGGTGCTGGACATCCGCCCGGAGTTCGTGGAGGCCGCCGAGGCGCTGCTGGGCGTGCCGTTGGTGGCTGCCCCCGACCCCTGGGACGGCCCCGAGGACGGCGTGTACTGGCCCGAGTACCCGGTCAGCATCCCGGCGGAGATGGAGGCTCTGGCTGCTGAGATCGGCGTGCAGGAGCCGCTACTGGTCAGCGAGTGGGACGAGCTGAGCCGCGCGGCCCGCGTCGAGGAGATCAAGGCAGCCTTCCGGCTGATGGACCTGGAAGGTGTGGCATGAAGGCCCTCACGCTCCGGCACCCCTGGGGATTTGCTATTGGGTGGGCCGGGAAGGACATCGAAAACCGCGACTGGGATGACCGCGTGGCCGACCTGATGGGCCTACCCCAGATCATCGGGGAACCCGTCGCCATCCACTCCGGCAGTTGCCCCAAGCGAGGCCGGAATCAGGGCTGGCGCGAGTTCATCGCCGGGCTGAAGGCCATGCGCGCCAACCTGGGCGGCGAGCTGCCTGGCAGCGCGGCGCAGTTCCTCGCCAGCCGCTCGCCGGAAGGCCCCTTCGCCCCGGAGGCGTTCCTCGTGTCCGGCATCGTCGCCGTTGCCGTGATCAGCGGCACCACCCGCGCCAGCCGCAGCTCCTGGGCGGTTCCCGGCCAGCTCCACCTGATGCTCAGCCAGGTGGTTGCGCTGCCCGAGCCGGTGGAGTGCCGGGGCGCTCAGGGTTTCTGGGAGGTGCCCGAGGTTGTCGAGCGCGAGGTGCGGCGGCAGGTCGAGCAGGTGCAGGTGACGCGGCCCCCTATCGCTGCTGAGCGCACGGGCGCGGATTGGCTGGGCCTCTGACATGACTCAACCCTCACCCCTCCAGTGGGTGGCCCTCCTGTACGGGGGGGTCACGCCCCCCGCCGGATTCGTCGAGTTCCGGTTCCTGCCCAGCAAGGGGCGAGCCTGGATGCCCTGGCCCGCCTTCGAGGGACACCCCGACGAGTTCACGGCCATCCCCCAGAAGCAGAACGCCTATTTCGGCATCAGCCTGCGCCGTGACCAGCAGGACGGCACGGCGCAGAACGTCCACCCCACGCACCTCGTCTGGCTGGACATCGACCTCAAGGGCACTCCCTGGGTTCACGGCCAGCTCGACGTGCAGAACATGACCCCGGAGGAGCTGCGCGAGTGCGCCGAGGCCGCCTTCAGGCACTACCTCGCCGCCTTCCTGGCTGCCGATCTCCCGCCCCGCGCCGTCGTGTACACCGGGCACGGGTTGCAGGTGTACTGGGCGCGCCGGGCGCGGTCTGACCTCGCGGATACCGAGGCGTACAACCGGGGCCTCGCCGCCGCTTTCGACGGTGACCCCAAAACTGTGGACGCGGCGCGTATCTTCCGCCTCCCCGGCTCCCTGAACCTGAAAAATCGGGAGCGCCCGCTCCCTGTCGAACTGTGGCACCAGGACCCCGACGCCTGGGTTGAACGCGACGCGCTGGAAGGCTACCGATACGTCGAGAAGCCCAAGCCCGCGCCCGTTTCCCAGCCCGCCGAGCTGACCGGCACGGCCCAGGAGCGCTATGCCCAGGCGGCGCTCCAGCGCGAGGTGGAGGCCGTCCGGGCGACGGGAGAGGGGGGCCGCAACGATCAGCTCAACCGCAGCGCGTTCGCGGTCGGTACCCTGATCGGAGCCGGGATTCTGGACGAGGTGGAGGCTGAGCGGCAACTGCGCGAGGCTGCCGAGGCCGTCGGCTTGGACGCGGGCGAAATCCGGGACACGCTGCACTCTGGTCTGGAGGCGGGCAAGGCCGAGCCGCGCGATCTGAGCGGGGTGGGGCTGAAGCCTGAGCGGCAGCCCGCTGCGCAGGGCACCATCGGCAAAGACCGGGTGCGCAGCGAGGCGGCAGGCGTGCCGGGTCTAGAAGCGCCCCGTCCCCCTGTGAGCGGGGTCTACGTGCAGCACGGTGTCTACTACATCGACCGCCCGGTCAAAAAAGGCGGCGAGGTCGTGGACTGGTACCCCGAACAGCTCACCAACTGGGTATGGGAACCAAACCTGAAATTGCACTACCCCGACGGTACTTACGGCGAGCGGGGAACGCTGATCGTGCGGGGAGGAGGGCATCACGAGCTGCAACTGGGAAGCTCTGCCTGGAACAGCCGCAAAGACCTACTGGAAACAGTAGGCGGCTATCAGGCTCGCTGTTTCACCACGAACAACAGCGACATTGCCAAGATTGGCGACTACATCGCCGCGACCTACCCCGACTTGCCTGGTGCCCGTGGCGTGAAGTCTTACGGGCTTCACCTGCACGAGGGCGAGTGGGTAGAGGTCTTCGAGAACCGGACAATCAGCAGTGGCGACACGCCGCCGCTCTTTTACAGCGGCACGCCCGTGGACCCTGGTAGCCGTGCATTCAAGGCCCCCCGTCTCGCCACCCCGGCACAGGTGGACGAGGCTCGCCGCGCCATAGTGAAGCTGCCTGGCTTGATCACGCCCGCTGTGGCCTACGCCCTGCTGGGCTACGGCGCAGCCAGTGCCTTCAGCCCCCGCATTACACCCCACCTCGGCAACCGCCTCCCGTTCGTGTATGTGGCTGGGGAGCGCGAGTCGGGCAAGACCTCCGGGGCACAGATCGCCCTGGAACTGATGACCGGCTACAGCGCCCGCCTGACTAAGGCGAGTGGTATGACGGCCTACCAGTACGACATTGCCCATAGCAGCGCGAATAACAGCCTGGCCCTGCTCGATGAGTATCGGCCGGGTGAGATCGACGACGGCCAGCTCCGCAAGCACCATGACCTCGGCACCAAGTGGCGCGGCTCCGGCATGGCCTCCAAGAACCTCGCTTATGAGCTGAACGCACCCCTTGTAGTGCTGGGGGAAGGCTTCACGGATGACGCGGCCACCAAGTCGCGCGGCGTCCTGTACTTCACCCGGAAGCAGGACCGGGGGGGACTGGACGGGTACAGCGAGGTCCTGAAGCTCCCACTGTGGGCCTACGCCGCGCACCTTCACGAACTGGCGCGCACGACGGGAGAGAAGGAGCACCTGGCGCGCATTCAGCGTGCAACTGACCTGGCCGGTCAGGCTATTGGCGGCACCGCTAACCCCCGACTGCGCTACGCCCTGACGTACATCGCCTACGGGCTGCTGGTGCTGCAAGACGACCTGGAGGTTATTCCGGACACGGCCATTCTCGACACGCTACGCGAGGGCGTCCACAACACGTTGGAGGGCGGCAGCGAAGGCGTGACAAACCTGGAGCTGTTCCTAGAGCAGCTCGCCTTCGTGCTCACGAAGGTGCCCAGCCCTGGCATGTACGTAGTGCCCGGTGCGCTCCCAACTGACCTGCTAATTCGCCCGAAGGCGTGCCTGGACCTCGTGCAGGCGCACTACCGGGAACGCGCCGCCATTGCCAACACGACGCTATTGAAGCAGTACGCCGAACAGGCGAGCTACTTCGCTGCGGGCGATGTGCACAAAAGCTACGAGGGCCATCCCGTGCGCGCCAAGCGGGTCACCCTCAGCCAGGTTCCTGAGCGGTGTGACGCCGACCTGCTCGAAGAGTTCAACCGGAGGCTACGCCAATGAAGTTACCCGCGTTACGGCTCGTTACGGGGGGGTTACTGGGAACATGTAACCGGCTTTTTCCCCGTCCTGCTGCATGTTTCTCTTATCTATATATCTATAAGTTACGTTTTATAGATATTGAGGGTGTACGTACGCACATGCGCACGCGCAGAGCCGTAGGGGGGACCCACCCTCAGACCACAAAGTGTAACCGGGATTTTGGGAAGGTATTTTGCCGCTCTGAGCGCGAAAACCCCGGTTACTCCCTGGAATGTAACGGGCTAGAATCGTCAGAAGGAGCCACGCATGCCGAAGTCGAAATACAACGGGGTCACGCTGAAGAACCGCCGCTGGGTCGCTCTGGTGACCGAGGCGGGCAGGGAGCGGACTATAGCCAGCTTCGATCCAGCGCCCCAGTTAGAAGGCGAGCTACTGGCGGCGCAAGCCTACGACAAGTACGTGCGGGCTTACCTGCCCGAACTGAAGCACACACTGAACTTCCCCGAGTAAATGCGTTCGGTAGCCCGCTGGAGGCCCGCTGATGGGCCTCGCGGGCACTTCCAAGGCAGCAGCCCCTAAGTCTGCCGCAAGCCGCAACAATCTTGCCCTGATCCTCGACCAACTGGACAGCGAGTGGGCGACGCTGAAGCAGGACGACCCCACCATTCACGGTGAGGACGCCGGGCTGCTGGCCTACTACCACTCCTGCGTCCGCCCGGCACTGCACTGGGTCGCGGGCGACCCCTACACGTTCGCGTTCCCCGAGAGCTATCAGCGTGAGCGGCTGGCAAAGCTGTGCGGGTACCTGAAGAGCCTGCAAGGGGCGGATGCCCAGCAGGTCAAGGCGGCACGTGAACGCAACCTCGCGGGGCTACGCGCCGTATGGCCTGCCTACCGCGAGCTGAATCCGGACGACGTGCCCAACGGTCTCAGCCCGATGGAGTTGGAGTGCCCGCCTTTCACCTGGGCGGCGATTGAGACCGGGTGGAACGGCGACGGGCCTGACGACTACCGCATCAACTTCCTGCCAGCCTTTGCAACCAAAGAGAGCGCCGACTTTCACCTGGCGGCGCTGGCGGTCCTTTTCTTGAACAGGCAGCTCAGATACGCGCTCACCGACCTTTACCCGCACCAGACCGATGACGGGAGGAACTGACCATGCCGACGAATGACGACCCCACCCCCAAAAATGCCGATCTGACGGCCCGCCTCGCCACCTACCGCCGCCAGCGCACCGCACGCGGGGCCACACTGGAGGAACTGAGCCTGCTGGAGGAGGTGGACGCCGAGCTGGCCCGCGCTGAGGCGGCAGAACGGCGGGAGCAGGCGGCGCTAGAGCGGGTGCGGGGGCTGGGGGAGGAAGCGAAGCATCACGGTAACTCGGGGGTGCGCTATGTGCCTGCCGAATCTTTCAAGGCCAATGTGGCAGCGGCCTTCCAGGAGGCCAATAACTTCCGGCGTACACAGGAGACGATGCGGCAACTGGCAAGCGCATGGAGTGCCGAGGCAGAGCGCTTGTATTGGAACCTGCCCGATGACTCCACGCCGGAGAACGTAGCCCTGGCCCAGTGTCAGATCAGCGAGGCCCATGCGCTGAAGCGGTGCGCTGAGCAGGCCCGCGCCGCCCTCGCCAGCGCCCAGGGCAAGGGGGTGGAGTGATGAGTGAGCAGATGATGTTCAAGACCCCGGACGAGATGTGCGAACACATGCGCTGGCTGGGTGATGAGGTGAAGCTCATCCGCTGGGGGCAGACGAGCTTCACCGATCACACCAAGGTCATGCCAGTGATTGACTCCCCCCGCTCGCGGAGAAGCGCCCCGTACTGCCCGGTCTACTACTGCCCCGTGTGCGGAGAGAGCAACCTCAAGCCCCTCGCCCCCCAGGAGGCCCGCTGATGGACGACCTGTACGGATTCCAGCCCGGCGAGCTGGTGAAGTTCCTGGGCGAGCCGCGTGGATTTGCGCGCGTCCTGCGCCGCGCCAGCGCTGAGGGACGGTTGCTCATCGCTGTGAATGTCAGCGGACGGTGGCGAGAGTTTGCTGTCCACCCGTCCCGCCTCAAGCCCCTCACCCGCAAGGAGACCCCTGACCATGCCGAATACCCCTGACCCGACCGCCCCCGCTGCTGCCCTTTGCCCCACCTGCCAGCGCCCCATTGACGACCCCCAGACCTGCCAGGACTGCGGGAAGGTCACCTGCACCGACTGCGCCGTCTATAGCGAGGACGGCGACTACGTCTGGTGCGCGGCCTGTGGACGGGACGCCCTCCTGAGCAGTGCTGTCCATCACCTGACCCTGCTGCGGGAGTTCGTGGAGGCGTCGGCGCACCTCGACACCGTGGAAGCGGCCGTGCGTCGCGGGCCGTTCAGGCACGACGACCTGAAAGAGGCCATTGCACGACGCTATCTGGCCTCTCAGGCGTTGGAGGCGCTGAATCCTGCGGACCTCACGACCCTGATTGACTTTCTCGCCCCGGAGGTGTCCCGTGAGTAGCCCTGCGCCCGCTGCTGCTGTGGCGGACAACCCCCGCATCATCTGCCTGTGCGGGCCTACCCGGTTCAGGGAGGGATACCGCCGCGCCAATGCTCACTACACCCTCGCAGGTTGCATTGTCCTGTCCTGTGGCGTGTTCAGAGGCGACCCCGAGATGGCGCAGGCGGCGAAAGGGCACCTTGACGAACTGCACCTGCGGAAAATTGACATCGCGGATGAGGTCGTGATCGTGGGCGGCGAAGCTCAGGCGGGCGAAAGCACGCGCCGGGAGATCAACTACGCCCGCGAGAACGGGGTGCGGGTGACGGAGTGGGCTGATATCACTCCCACCCCCCACCCTGCTGCTCCCGCCCCCGCTCCGGCTGCTGAACTGGCGCACTACCTGGAGATGTGTGACCACGCCGAGGCACTCTGCACTCAGGCGGTTACTGGACCGGAGTTCCGGCTGGCCGATGGTCAGCGCCGGGACGCGGCTACCAATCTCGTCGGAGCGGTGCGCCGCCACCTCGCCGCTGCCCTCGCCCAGCCTGCTGCCCCGGTACCGGCTGATGGGCTGCGAGCGGGTCTGGCTGCTTTCCGAGAGACGCTGGTGGACCTGAATAACTGGCAAGAGGACGCCCTGGAAGAGAAGTACCTCCCTGCGGCCCTGCGCGAGTATGACGACCTCACCATCCTCCTCCTCCAGTCCCCCGCGCCAGCGCAGGCTGAGGCGGGAGTGGATAGGGTGAGTGTGCCGATAGCGCAACTCCGTGCTACCGGCTGGCGCACGATGCGCGAATGGCATGAAGAGGCTGCTGGATACGGCCTGGCGGAGATGTTCTTTACCTTCAACGGCATTGACCCCAATGCTTACGCTCCACCCACCCAGGCCCAGGCGGGCGGGGAGGGGGAGGTGTGATTGTCCTGCCCTTCCCCCCCAGCACGAACCGTCTCTGGCGCAGCGTGAACGGCCGCAACATCCTCAGCGCAGCGGGCCGCGCGTACCGTAAGGCAGGACTGGAGGCCCTGGAAGGCCAGACGCACACGCTCTGGCCCGACAGCGTGAGACTGAGTGTTGTCCTGACCGTCTGCCCGCCTGACCGACGCCGCCGCGACATCGACAACTACGTCAAGGCCTGTCTCGACCTGCTGACCCACGGGGGCGTCTACGGCGACGACTCCCAGATTGACCGGCTCACCATCACGCGCGGCCCAGTGGAGCGCGGTGGGCGCGCGGTCGTGCAGATCACGCCCATCACCAGCACGCTGTTCGAGGCCCAGCCGTGAGCCTCCACACCCGCATCCGCCAGCTCTCTCGAACGCCCGAGGGCCGCGCCCACCTGGCGCGCTGGTCCGGGTGCGGCACGGACGACTGGCAGCAGGCGTTCGAGCAGGCCGGGGACTATGCCAATGCCCGGCTCTGCGAGCTGCACCAGGCCGCGCCGCCCGTCTCGCTCGATCTGGTGTTCGGTGGGCACGAGTGGTACCAAGCCCGTGAGGCCCGTTCCGCCGCCATTGAGGCGCAGGTCCTCGCCGAACTGGAGGCGACGCTGTGACCCTCACCCTCACCCGCCCCGCTCCTGAGAGCTGTAGGGAGCTGCCCGCCGTCCTCTCGCCCTTGGAGGTGTTCCCCTTGCCTGACGAGCCTCGCCGTACCCGTCCCGTCCCCCGTGACCGCCTGCCCACCCGTCAGCAGCGCGAGGAGGCTCGCCAGCAGGCGCAGGACTATCGCGCCTACGCTGAGGTGTGGTACCGCGCCCTGCGCGGCTGGGACGTTCGGCAGCACACCGTTCCGGTGCCCCGCATGAGCTACGCCTTCGCGCGGGGCTTCGAGCCGATCAGCACGATGGGAGAAGGCGGCCCCGACCTGCCCACAGCCCTCCTCACGCCCATCGGGGAGCTGCGAGAGACGGAGGTGGCGCGCGCGATCAGCAGCATGGTCGCCTCACCCGTTCCTGACCGGCACGCTGCCGGGGGGCTGCTGGAGCGCGTGCGGGGCAGTCTCACGGCTCCCGTTTCCCTGCTGCGGGAGGGTGGCGGTTGGAGCTATCCCGCAGCACGTACGGCCGGCTATGCGGTCGCCGTGCTGACACTGGCCGTCACGCTGGGGGACGCTGAGGCAGAGGGACCGTTGCGCTATGCCCAGGCCGTTCTGAGGCGACAGGAGGCGCAATCCAGTTGCGTTGAGAGCTAGGAAAAGCTAAGCTTTTGCTAAGTTCAGAGCAGTGCCCCCAGCCAAGTGCTGGGGGTTCTTCTTTTGGACCTGGCCGCGCCCGCTTACCCACTTCCTCCGGGGCGGGCACGGTCCTTTTTCCGAACCACAACATCAGACGTTCTTTCCCCCAGGAGGCCCCGATGCCTGACGAATGTGAGTTGCCGGAGCCTCCCCCCGAACCGCCGGAGGAGTACATCCTCAACCCGGGTGACGAACTGGCGATCCTGAACGCGCTGGGCGTGTTCTGAGATGAGCAGGCGACAGCAGCAGGGGTGCGGTCTCGTTGTTGCCCGACGCGACTACCGCGCCCACCAGGAACGTCAGGCGCAGGCCAGAACACGGAAGCGGCGCCAGCGTGATCCCCAGCCGTGGTACCTCCCCGACCTCGGCCTGACCCGCGAGTGTTGGCAGACCTGCCCGGCGCGGGGGGAGCCGGTGCCGATTATCCGCGCCCACCGTTTTCCCGACACCTGACTGCCGAAGGGAGGTGACCTGCGTCCATGACCACCGAAGCCGAAAAGCAACCACCGACCGCCGAGGAACTGGGCGCGGCCCTCCTGCCGAAGCAGCGCGCATTTGTCGAGGCGTTCCTCCAAAACTTCACCGTAGCCGCTGCCGGCCGCCAGGCCGGGTACAGCGATAAGGCCAGCGCCCACCGTGTCTATAAGCGCCTGGATGTACAGGCCTACATTCAGGCCCGCATGTCCGAGGCGTGCATGCCCGCAAACGAGGTGCTGGGTCGCCTCAGCGCCTACGCCCGCGTCACCGGCGACCAGTTCACCTGTGAGGAGGAGTACGAGGTGCCGGTTTACGAGGCGCGTCCCCTCGCGGAGCAGATGGCCCGCCTCCAGAACCGCGTCGAGCAGATGTTGCGGATTGACCCGGAACTGCTGAAGGGGAAGATCGAGAGTCTCAACGCGCAAATTGCTGAGCTGGAAGTGGAGCTGGCCGAGAACCCCGACGCCACCTACCAGAAGCAGGTGGGCAGCAAGACCAGGACGCGCATCGTGCCCTCGCTAGAGGCCGCAGCCGAGAACGGCGTATTGTTCGCTCTGGAGAGCATCGAGTACGGGCAGCACGGCCTGAAGTGGAAACGGGTGAGCAGCGTCGAGGCGCTGACGCTGATCGGCAAGCACCACAAACTGTTCACAGAGCGCACCGAACACTCGGGCAGTGTGGACCTGGGCGTGAAGTACATCGCGGGTCTGACCGAGGACGACCTGTGACTGCGGCCCAGCTCCCCCCCGGCGCCCGCGTGTACTTCCCGCGCGGCTCGGCCCTGGACGTGCTGCGCTGCAAGGCCGACGAGTGGATGCTGGATGGCCCGGCAGGCACGGGAAAATCGAGAGTCTGCCTGGAAAAACTCAACGCCTTGGCCGAGAAGTACCCCGGCTGCCGCCTCGCCATCGTGCGGAAGTTCCGCGCGGCCATTACCGAGACGGCTCTGGTGACCTTCGAGCAGCACGTCAAGCCGCGCTGCGATACAGCCAACCAGCAGCGGCGCGTGCGGCAGTCCTACCAGTACCCCAACGGTTCAGAGATCGTGGTGGCGGGAATCGACAACCCGGTCAAGCTCATGTCCGCCGAGTTCGACGCCATCTACGTGCAGGAGGCGACCGAACTCAGCCTGAATGACTGGGAGTTCCTCTCTACCCGCCTCCGCAACGGCGTCGTGCCGTATCAGCAACTGTTCGGAGACTGCAACCCTGGGCCGCCCAGCCACTGGCTGAAGAAGCGGATGGACGCGGGGCTGACTCTGCGTATCCTGTCGCGCCACGAGGACAACCCCCGGCTCTTCACCAGCAGGGGAGAGCTAACCCCGTTCGGCACGTCCTACCTGGCCCGCCTCGACAAGCTCACGGGGCCGCGCCGTGACCGCCTGCGTAACGGCAAGTGGGCGGCGGCTGAGGGCATGGTCTACGACGCCTGGCGGGACGACCTGCATCTGATCGACCCGTTCACGGTTCCGCCGGAGTGGCGGCGCTTCGTCGTCATTGACTTCGGGTTCACCAATCCGTTCGTGTGCCAGTGGTGGGCACTGGACGGCGACGGGCGGATGTACCGCTACCGCGAGCTGTACCGGACGCGCCGCACCGTCCGGGACCACGCGGCCCAGATCAGGGCCTTGACCGGCAGTGAACATATCGAGGCGTGGGTGTGCGACCACGACGCGGAGGACCGCGCAACGTTGGAACAGGAGCTGGGCATTCGGACTATCGCGGCGGACAAGGCGGTGAGCCGGGGTATTCAGGGTGTCAACGACCGCCTGGTGCCCGCCGATGATGGTCGGCCCCGTCTGTTCCTGTTCAAGGGCGCTCTGGTCGAGCGTGACCCGCTGCTCGTCGATGAGGAGACGGGGCTGAGTGACCGACCCACCTGCACCGAAGAGGAGATTGACGGGTACGTGTGGGCGAAGGGCGCGAACGGGGAGACGCTGAAGGAGCATCCCGTGAAGGAGAACGACCACGGGCAAGACGGCTTGAGGTATGCCGCCCGGTACGCGGATGGGTTTGGGAAAGTGGCTCCCATTACCCGCACCACCACTCGCCCGCGGAGCGTGGCCTGATGCTCACCCTGCGTGTTCCCTTGCCTTACTGTCTCGATGACCCACTTGAGCAGGGCGGCCTGCTCTTCGGCCCCCCCGGTGAGGTGCGCCTTGCTACCGGCCCTCTGCCTGGCGATGTGCGCGGCACCCACTCTCTCGTCATGGCTGATCCCGGCCACCTGGCTGCTGCCGAGTGTGCTGCTGCTCAGGGCTGGGGCTACCTCGGCTACTGGCATTCCCATCCGGCGGGGACACCCCAGCACCCCAGCGAGGTGGACCTGACCGACTGGCACGCCGCGCTGGAGACCACCGGCGCAGCCTTTCTCGACTTTCCCATCATCACAGGCGGCGTGCTGCGCGCCTGGCGGCTGCATAGAGGCGGCGATCTGGAGGAGGTGCCGTGGACATCGACAACCTGACGTCTGCCACTCTCCGGAGATTCGTGGTCACCTTCAGTAATCCCCTCACCCGCCGCATCACTGACTATCTGCGCGGCCACCAGCTCGGCCCGGAGAATCCCCTGGCGGTGCTGGGCGCCGACGGGAAGCCCCTCTCCACGGATTTCGAGGGCCAGGTGAGCTACTGGACGGGTGATCTGCTGCCCTCCAGCGACCCCCGCTATGGCAAACAGGTGCAGGCGCTCCGCAAGTCCTTCGTCTTCCGCAACGTGACGCTTGAGGGCGTGGAGATGCTGGCGGACGGCGTGGGCGCGGATGAGCCGGACTGGGGCTTCACGGTGTCCCGTCCGCTGGGGGATGACGAGAAGCCCACAGAAGACGAAGAGGCCCTGATCCGGGAACTGGAAGGCATCCTGACCTCCTGGTGGGACCGGCGCGACCTGCCCGGCCTGCTCCAGACTGCACTCGTTACGGCCATCGCCCACGGGCGGCAGCCGGTTCGCCCGCGTATCCCGGACCGCTTCCGCGACAGCGAGGGGCGGCTGAAACAGCAGCCCCCGGAGAAATCTCTGGACGGCCTGTGGCTCACCCTCCCAGACGTGGCCGACAGCGGCATCTACACCGACCCGGATACCCTGGAGGACTACGGCCTGACCCGGCTGAGTCTTCCCGTGCCGGGCGGCGGCACCCGCGACGGCTGGGAACTCACCCGGCTCGACGAGGACGGGCGCACCATCGTCCGCAGCATCACGCCGGACGGGGACGGCACCGACAGCGGGGCACTCGATCTGGGCGGGCAGCTCTGGCTGCTGGAGCTGCGTTTCGCGCGGGGCGCGGTTACCCGCGACGTGCTCGCCAACCAGGACGCGCTGAACGTGGGTCTGACCAGCCTCAGCCGCAACACACGCTGGGCCGCTTTCGAGAAAACGATCCTGCTGGGAGTGGACCCGCCTCTGGACGATGACGGGCGGATCAAGCCCCTCACCGGCCCCGGCGCGGAGAGCTACCTGCAACCCAGCGTGGCCCGCGAGGTGGAGACTCAAACCGGGCCAGATGGACAGCAGGTGGAGGTCTCCCGCGAGCGGATGTACCCCGGCGCGAGCGTGAACAAACTCGACCCCGCCGAGCCGAAGGCTATCCAGGCCGCGATTGACCAGGCCACCGCCAACATCTATTCCATTCTGCGCCAGCGCTTCATGTTGATGGATGACCAGGCCACCGTGTCGGGTCGCAGCCGCGAGGTGGCCACCGGCTCCTATCTGCGGGCGGTGGCCCGCTACGGGGTGACGGTGGAGGCGTTTATCCGCGCCCTGCTAATGCTGGCCGCGCGGGTGAGCGCCATCGTGCAGGGGAGGCCGGGGAGGTACGACGGCCTGCGCCCGGTGGTCACCTGCCGTCAGCGTGTCTTCGAGCCGAGTGCCGACGCCATCACCACCTACCAGGCTCTCCAGCAGGCAGGGGTTATCAGCCTCCAAACCCTGCGCGGCCTGGCGGGCATCGCGGACCCCGACGCCGAGCAGCAGCAGATCGACCGGGAGCGGGGCACTTCCCCGCCCCAACCCAAGCCGCAACCCTGACCTGCATGTGGCGGGGGAAGTTCCCCGTAAGCCCAGATGCTCCGCCCGCCCCCGCGATTCGCCGGGGCCTTTTCGCCTATGCCTGCGAATCGCGGGCAGGAGGTCCGTATGACCCGATTCCTCACCGTCCACCTCGCCACTGCCGCCGCCAAGACCTGGGACGAGTACCTGTCCGATTCGGACGGGGACGCTGCCGCCGCTGGGAAAAAGGCGCGTGCCGATCTGGTGGAGCGCGAGCGCCAGAACAGCGCCGCCCGCCGCTTCAAGCAGGCCTACGAAGGGCTGGTCAAGAAGCTCAATTTGAGCACCGACCCGGAAGACGCCGAGGCCGCCGCCAGCGAGGCGAATACCGCCGTGAACACGTTGCAGACGCAAGCCGGAAGTTCCGGCGACGCGGCCAAGCAGCTTGAAGCGGCTCAGGCCGCCCTGCGTGACCTCGGCATCGACCCGGCCAAACTCAAGGAAGGCGTGGAAGCCGCCAAGCTGAAGTTCAGCGAGGCTGACAAAGCGGGCAAGCTGGAGCGCGAAGTGGCCTACGGCAAGGCCGCTGGTGCCCTTGGTTTCGACAGCGACAGGCTCCAGCGCGTGCTGCGCGACGAGCGCGGTCTGCCGGAACTCCGCAAGGTGAAGGTTAAGGTCAAGGCCGAAGGCGGCACGGAAAGCGAGCAGGAACAGGAGGTCTGGGGCATCGCCGCCCGCGACGACAAGGGGACGGAGACGGGCTTCACCGCCCTTGCCGATCATGCCGACGTGAAGGGCTTCGAGGCCGCGCTGAAAAAGGCGGACGGCCCGGCCCCCGTGACCCCCTCTGTGCCCACCACGCCCGTGTTCGTCTCCCAGCCCGCCACCACGAGCAACGTCCAGCCCACCCTCAAGGTGGACGCGGGCGCGATTGCCGTCGGCGCCGGGACCGTCTGATTCCCCTCACAGGAGGATTTCCCGTATGCCCAAAGTCACCATCAGCCCCAAGGCGGACATCGACGCCAAGGGGCACACTGCCGTCCAGATCACCGGCCTCAAGGCCCTGGTGGACCTTGATCCCTGCACGCCCGTCAAGATCGTTGCGGACGCCAACGGCAACTTCCGCGCCACCGTCGCCAAAGCGGGGGACGTGTGTGACGGCATCAGCAGCCCGAAGAAGACGCTGGCGGGCCAGCCCGTGACTGTCTTCGGCGTCGGCATGCGCTTCCACGCCTCGGACGCGGGTGCCCTGACGCCTGGCCTCTACGGCTTGACGGTCAATGCCCGCGAGGTGGACAGCGCGGCCCACGTGAAGGTGTTCCGCGCGGTCAGCAAGACCGACCTGCAAGTCATTGCGGTGGCCTGAGGAGACCCCATGAAGAAGATTCTTTCCCTGGCTCTTTACCTGCCCCGCGTCGGGCAGACCGGCACCTACAACCTCGCCGACCTGCGCGCCAATGACCAGACGCTGGGCGATTTCGGCATCCCCAACGCGCTGGCGGTCCTCACCGCGCAGATCGTGGCCTACAACGCGCAAATGAACGAATCGCTGGCCCGCCTGGTGGAAGTCACCACCGAGCGCGTGGAGGCCGCGCCCGTCCCCGCCGGACTCCGCATGGTGCGGACGGACGAGTACGGCAACGCGGCCACCCAGAAGGGCGGGACCACCGAGGGGCGGGGCTTCCCACTGGAAACCATGCAGGTTGCCACTGGCTGGACCGAGCACTTCGGGCTGGTGGGCAGCGTGCGCGACTTCATGCAGATGAATGACCAGGCGCAGCTTGCCCACACCACCGCCATCCGCGAGGACCTCGCCCGCGCGCTCTACAACCCCCAGGAGCGGCCCGTCACCGAGACGCTGACGGTGGGGCCGTTCGTGCGCCCCGAGGTGTTCGCCAACGTCAAGGTGAAGCCCCTCTACAACGGGGACGATGAGGTGCCCCCGCTGGGGCCGAACGGCAAGCGGTTCGAGGCGGGCCACAACCACTACCTCGCCAGCGATGGGCTGGGCGAGACGGCGGTGGACGAACTCACCACGACGGTGGGCGAGCACAGCACCGGCAACAGTCTGGTGATCTACATCAACGAGGCGGATGCCGCCGCTTTCCGCGCTCTGTCGGGCTTCGCCAGCAACACGGTGGCGCAGGTGATCGGGCCGAACAACCAGGTGCAGACCAATGTGGCCCTGGACGTGTCGCGCACGGATGACCGCCACATCGGCTTCACCGCGTCGGGTATCCCGGTCTGGACCAAGCCCTGGGCGATCCCCGGCTACGCGCTGTGCCTGAACCTGAACGGTCCCCGCGCCCTGAAGATGCGCGTGCCCGCCCAGGCGGTGCTGCGCGGCCTGCGCCTCAAGGGGCAGGAGGGCAACACGGTCCTCAAGGCGCAGACCTGGGAAGCCTCGCACGGCTTCGGCGCGAGCAACCGGGGCGCGGCGGCCATCCTGAACTTCGGCCCCAAGCCCCAGGGTGCCCCGGCAGATGTGTACGCCGCGCCCGCGCTCGTGGAGGAGTAAGCCATGTCCGAGGACAACAAGCTCAGCACCCGCCCCGTGTTCTACGTGGGCGGGCAACTGGTGAACGGCAAGGGGCAGGAAGTGGACGAGGCCGGGGAGGTGAAGGCGGCGGCCCCGGCGGAGGACGTAGCGGAAGCGGACGAGCTGCTCAAGGCTAACCACGACCTGAAGGCGGACCTGGACCGCGTGACGGCGGAACGGGACCAGCTTCAGTCCCAGATGGACAAGACACAGGAAGGCTACGCCACCTTCTCCGTCGAGAGCGAGCAGCGGGTCAAGGCCCTCACCGCCGAACTGGAGGAGCTGCGCCAGCGCCCCTCTCTGCCTGCTGATGCCCGCGACCGCCTCATCGCCGTGAAAGGCATCGGGGAGAAGTACGCCGACGACGCTCTCAAGGCGCTGGGGGGGTAAGCCGTGGACCTCGCCGCCCTGCTGCGCCTCGACTTCCGCCCCGAGGACCTGGGGGACATGCCCGGCCAGTTCGACGCCCGCCTGGGCCACATCGTCACGGCGGCCCAGGCCCGCGCCGACGCCACTCCTGCCCAGCAGGAGGCGGGGGCACGCTACCTGCTGCTGGGGGCGCAACTGCGGCAGCTCACGCGGCAGGCCGAGCGGATGAAGGCCGCGTCAGGGGCTGAAATGGAACAGGGCCTCGCCACCCGTCTCGCGGAGGTTCGCAGGCAGCAGGCCGAGCAACTCGCCCTGAGCGGGCTGGCTTCCTCCAGCAGGACCCTGACCCGCCCTCGCGGTGTGGTGTTCCAGCCGGAGGTGGACCTCTGATGGATGACCTCAGCGCGGAGATGCGGGCCATCCAGGCGCAGTTCCAGGCGGGCTTCAGCGAGCAGGCGGGGTTCTTCTACCCCTACCCCCTCACCCCGACCCCCGGCATCCCCTTCCGGGGCAACGTCTGGGCAGCCGATGTGCGGGGGAGCGCCTACGCCCGCGCGGTCCAGCAGATGCCCACCCTCGCCGCCCAGGACGTGCGCTTCCTGACCGTCGCGCCTGGGGAGGATCCGCCGGGGGAGAGGGCGATCATTCCCTTCGACGGTGGCAGGCTCACCCTGCACTTCTGGGCGCAACTGGACCCCATGAGCGGGGAGGCAATCGCCGCTTGCTCCTGGGTGCTCTGATGCGCGCCATCATCACCGACCTCCACACCCGCCTCACTGCCGCCCTGCCCTGCCCCGTCCTCCTCCCCGAACAGCGCGAACTCCCTCTCGCCGGGCGCAAGCCTGGGCAGTCGGGGGGGCTGGGCGGGTATCTCGCGGCGCATCCGGGGGGGTACGTGCAGCTGGAGGACGCGCAGGGGATCAGCGACGACGGGGTGACCGCCGTGTGGTGGGTTCCTGTCGCGGCTCTGGCCCCCACCGCTGAACAGTCCGACGCGCTGGCAGGGCAGGTGCGTCGTCTCCTGTGCGGCTCCCCGCGCTGCCCTGGCCCCTATACGCCCACCCTCCCCGACACCGCCCGCCTCGTCAGCCCGGGTGTTTCCCTCTGCCGCCCCAGTTACCAAATCCTCAGTATCGACGGCGTTCTCGCCGTCTAGGAGCCAATATGCTCAACGCCAAGAACGCGGCCACCGCGCAGCTCTCTGCCAACCTCAACAAGGAAGGTCGGCAGGCCCTGTTCAGCCCCCTGGAGGACTTCGGCGCCATCCTCACCGCCGACGAGTGGGCCGACTTCGGCCTGTTCCCGCCCGCCGAGAAGCTCGCCATCAACACCAACGTCACCAGCACCGACATCAAGGCGCAGGACCCCTACGGCGGCCCGGACATCATCCTGAAAACCGACGTGACCGACGTGACGGCCAGCTACGACAACATCCCCGTGCTGACGCCGGACACCACGATCCGCGCCCTGCACGTCGGCAGTGTGCCGGTGGCGCTGGCCGGGGCGCTCGCGGGCGCTTCTATCAGCCCCTTCGCTCCCGGCATGAGCATCCAGGGCCGCCTGATCGTCATTCGTCGTCACCGCGCCACGGCGGGCGAGTCCGACCCGCTGTACAAGGTCTACTGGCACCCCCGCGTGGGCCTCCAGAACAACGGCGAGGGGGACAACCAGAACCAGGAGACGCTCCAGTTCAAGGCCGCCATCCAGGGCTTCCTCGATCAGGCCAAGCTCCCCGCCGAGCTGCAGGGCGTGAAAACCCAGGTGGGCAGCATGGGCAGCATCTTCACGATTCCTGCCTCGAAGCTGGACGCCCTGCTCGATGTGCTGAAGGACGCGGCCAAGCTGGACGCCGTCGCCCCCACCCCCTGACCTCCTTTTCGGGCCTTCCTCCGGGGAGGCCCCTTTAACACGAGACTTCTTTTTGCCCTGGAGGCTGCATGATTCCTGTTCGCCAGACGGTTCGACTCACGCGCGGCACCGTGGTCCTGCGGGCGTGGCCCGCGACCGTGGCCGACGCCCACCTCACCGACCTGCTGACCGTCACGGCCACCCTGGGGGCCATGCGCGAGGAGTGGCCGGAGTTCCAGCGCGAGGATGTGGAGCTGGAGGTCTGGGCGGCCTTCCGGCGACTGGTGCGCCACAGTCTGGAGGCGGGGAGCGTGCTCCCGCGCCCGCTGACCTGGGCAGATCGTCTGAGCCTGCTGGACGCGATGTTCGTGCTGAACGACATTGAGGAGGCCGAGGGAAAACTTCAGGCCCTGGGTCAGCGGGCGGCGAGACTGCTGACGAGGATTCGGGGCCGGATGACAGCACACTCGACGAACTCGTCCTCCGGGAGTTCGGGGCCGCCGCCTATGCCAGCGTGATCGTCTGGCCGTACCGGCTGATCCTGCGCGGTGTGGTGATCGAGCGGCAGCGGGAGGCGGCGGCGCAACTGGCCCACCTGCGCCTCCAGGCCGTGGCTGACGGGATGGACCAGGGCCGTGAGTATGTGGACCCGGAGCATCCGGACGGGCAGACCGACACCAGCCAGCCGCACTACAGCCTGCGCCCATACCAGCGAACGGTGGAGCGCCTGGAACGGCTGGCGGAACCCTGGCACTACTCGGAGACGGCGCAGGTGCGGCGGCGTGAGCGGGAGGAGGAGGCCGCCTTCGAGCGCTTCGAGCGGGCGATGGGCGGGCTGAGGGCATGATCGAATTCGACATGCGGGCGCTGACGGATGCCCTCGTCAAACTGGAAGGCGTGTGCGACGAGACGCCGCAGATCGCTGCGCAGGCGAGAGCAGAAGCGCTGGGGCACATGATCATCGGGAGCGAGGCGAACATTTACCAGACGCCGAAAGGGAAGTACGTCCGGACCGGCCACTACCGTCAAGGCCTGGACGCCCGCAGCCGCAGCACGAAGAACACGGCCACCGTCACTGTGCGGAACGACGTGGATTATGCGGCCGCCATTGAGGGCGGTCGGGACGGCCTGAGCTTCGCCATGTTGCAGGTCATGGCGATGATGCGCCAGAACCCGCATGAGCCATTCACGCTGGGCCGCAGCGGGGTGAACTGGACGATTGCCGGTCCCATCGTGATCGGCGCGCAGGTGTTTGCCGCCCGGCGCATGCAGGAGCTGTTTGCGGAGAAGGTGCGGGCGGCACTGCGCTAGCGGTCGCCAAGCAGATCGGCCGTAAAGTACACCCTCCCGCCCTGGGCGTTCCCCTCGAAGACCGAGAAACAGATGTAGTCGCGGCGCAGCAGCGCACCATAACTGTTTGCAGAGTCCACCGTGCCGCTGCTCGTATAAAACCCGCCCTTCAGGTTGTAGTCGGTCGTGAGGGGCTTGGAGAACCGGGCACTGGCCGGACTTTTCAGAATTTCCAGAACGGCGCTCCGACACTGCTTCTGAAAAAACGCCTGAGTCGGGAGTCCCTTCACAGGGGCGCTGTAGACCCATTCCTTTGAAATGCGGACCCAACCCATTCGCGGGAAGGCCTCGTCGGTCGTTGGAATGTCCTTTGACCCGAGCCGAGCTGGCGTGAGGGTGCGCCTCTCTGCGCTCGCCAGAGACAGCAGTGCGGCGACCAACAAAAGAACAGCTTTTTTCATACACCCCTACCGTACCCCCTCGCCCTGACAGGAGCCGCACAACATGACCGGACCCAGCCTGCCCGCCGTAAAGGGCGACGCCGTCCTGAACAATGCCGCCTTCCGCAAAGGCGTGCAGGAAATCCTCTCCGACCTCCGGGCTATTCAGGAGTTGAGCAAAAAGGTCGGTACCCTCAAGATCACGGCTGACCTCAGTGCGGGGAAGGACGTTCAAAAGGCCGTACGGGCCATAAGAGACGCCGTCGAAGAGGCTGTGCCCAGTTCCATGCAGCGCCGCATCAGCGACATGTTCGGCGGCTTCCAGCTCGGGGCCAATGCCGCGCAGCAGTCCGCCTCCGCTTTCGAGGCCCAGGGGGCGGCCCTTCGAGCGCGGCTGAACGAGGTCGGCAACGCGATTCGCCTGACCCGCGCCGAGTTCCAGGCAGGTATCGGGGAGGCGACGCCGGAGGAGGTCTCGCAACTCACCACCAACATGCGCCGTCTGAAGGGGGAGATGGAGGCACTGGGGGCTGAGGCCAAGCAGACCTTCGGGGAGTGGTCGAACGAGGCGCTGAAGGCCGCGATGGCGACCCGGACGGCTGAGCAGACGGCGGCAGCGGCGAATGGTCAATTCAGCCGACTCGGTTTGGCCTCGCAGGTCAAGCTGGGGGCCGGGGAAGCCCTGCGGCAGTTTGGCCCCCAGGCGGGCGCGACCGCCAATAGCTTCATCGGGCTGGCTCGTGGCTTTGACCAGGCCCGCGTCAGCAGCAAGCTGTTCGAGACGCAGCTCAAGAACAACAACGTGGCGTTGGACGCGGGGCAGAAGGCTGCCCACGAAGTGGCCGACACCCTGAAGCTCACGAGCGCGGAATCCGAGGGCTTTGTGGGCCGCCTGGCGCGCCAGGGCATGACCGCTGACCAGGCCGCCGCCTCCCTGGTGCGGGCGGGCGCCTCTGCCAAGCTAGCGGGCCGCTCCACCGCCGAGGGGGCAGAGAACTTCGTGAGTGCTGTGGAGGCCGGGGACAGCGCCATGCTGGCCTCCATCGGCATCTCCGAGAACCTCAGCACGTACTACGACAAACTCGCCAAGAGCCTGGGGAAGAAGTCTGACGATCTGACCAAGGCCGAGAAGGCCCAGGCCGCCTACAACCTGGTGCTGGCCGCCGCGAGCGATGAACTGGACCTGTACAAGCAGGGCCAGGACGGCCTGACCGGGAGCAGTGCCGACATGGAGCTGTCCATCAAGCAGGCGCAGCTCGCGTTGGGTGAGGCGTTCCTGCCCGCCGTGAATCTGGGTACCCGCCTATTGGTCGGTTTCGCGGACGCCTTCAATGCCCTACCGGACCCGATTCAGGGGGTCACGGGGCTGCTGCTGGCCTCCGGGGTAGCCGTCGGCATCCTGTACGCCCCGGTCAGTGCCCTGATTGGCGGCGTAAAGACGCTGACCACCGCGCGCGCTGCCGCCACAGTGGCAGAGACGGCAGGGGTTGCGGTCGAGGGGGCGATGACGGCCTCGACCATCCGCCTGAACGTCGTCACGGCTCTCAAGCGGGTGCTGCTGATGGACGTGGGTGCCCTGTACGCCAAGGCGAACACCCAGGCGATGTTGTACCAGGGGAGTCTGGCCAGTGGGGCCGTTGTGACCAACGTCTTTGCGGGAGCCACCATGCGAGCGGGGACAGCCCTGAAAACCTTTGTGGGGGCCATCAGCATCTATACGGTCGCCGCCACCGCCGCGCTCGCGCTGGGGCTGTACTGGGCGGATTCGGTCAAGAAAACCACGGCGATCTACGAAGAGGCGGACGAGGCCAGCCAGAAGTCCTTCGAGAAGACAATGCAGCGTGTCCAGGCGCTGGTCAAAGAAGGGTCGGAACTCAGCCGGGCCAAGGCCAAGGTGCTCCTCCTCCAGCAGCAACTCTCCGACGCACAGCAGGGCGAACTGAAGGGCGTGAACATCTTCGGGGAGCGCATCTACGGCAAGCCCGACGAGGCGCGCATCAAGAAGCTCCAGGCAGACCTGGTGGCCGCCCGGCAGAACATGACCGTCCTCTACACCGAAGCCGAGAAACGGGGGCGCACGAACGTCATCCTGACGGAGGACCAGACCAAGGCGGTCAAGGCCCTCCGCGAGGAACTGGAGGGGCGGTCCTTCGACCTGAAGCTCTCGGGAATGACGGACCTGCAAGCCGACCTGGCGCGGCTGGGGAAGGATTTTGACAAGCTGCGCCAGGAGTTCAAAAAGCCTTTCGTCGTCAACGGCAAACTGATGGACCCTGCCCAGACCCCGGCCCTGCGGGAAGGGCTGGCGGGGCTGGACGCCCAGAGGCTCGCGGAAGAGGCATCGCTTCGGAAAAAGTACGCCGACGAGGCGGTCAAGACCACGCGCGACGCCGCCCTGGCCGCCCAGCGCGCGGAGCTGGAAGCGATGCAGGAGGGCGCGGCCAAGCGCCGTGCCCAGCGTCAGGCCGAGATCGACGACATCAACCGCGAGACGGCAGAAAAGGTTGAAGCCCTCGCAGATTTCCCCGCTCGGCAGAAGGAGGTCGAGGCGGCGGCACGGCGCGAGATCGCCGCCAAACGCAAGGGCTGGGTGCGGGAGGACCAGCAACTCGCCCGCGAAAGTGCTCGTCGTGTGGCCGAAGCCGAGAAATCAGCCCGCGACGCCGTAATCGGAGCCATGCGGGGCGGGTACGCCAAGGAAGAGGCCGTCCGGCACGCCGCTCTGGAAGACCTGAAGACGGATATCGCCGAGCGGGTTCGGGCGCTGGAAGGTGACCCCACCGCCCAGGCGGGGGTCCGGGACGCGGGGGCGCGGCAGCTGGCTGCCCTCCAGCAGCAGCAGGACCGAGAACGGGAGAAATCGGCAGAGGACGCCGCGAAGCGCATCCTCGACGCCGAGCGCAGCACGCGCGATGCCCGAATCGCCGCTATGGAGGACGGCTACGCGAAGGAAGAGGCGACCCGGCGGGCAGCGCTCGACGACCTCCGCCAGAGCCTTCGCGATCAGGTCAAGGAACTGGAGGGCTACCCCGATCAGCAGGCCCGCATCATCCAGGAGGGCAACCGCCAGATTCTCGCCCTGGAGCAGCAGCAGGCGCGGGAACGCCGGAAGGCCCGAGAAGATGTGCTCAAGAGCGTTCTGGACGCGGAAAAAGCAGCGCGAGACGCCACGATCGCCGCCATTAAAGATGAGGAGGCGCGCAAGCGGGCCGAACGTAACGCCGAACTCGTGGATCTGCAACAGCAGACCCGTGAGCGTCTCAAAACCTTGAAAGACTTCCCAGCCGAACAGGCACGGGTCCAGCAGGCCGCCCGCGAGCAGCAGCGCGCCAAACAGCAGCAGTGGGCAAACGAGGACGAACAGGACGCGAAAGAGCGCGCCCAGCGCATCGCCAAAGCTTGGCAGGACGCGCAGTCGGCGCAGTTCGCCGCGCAGCAGGCGGCCCGTGACCAGCAGGCCGCGCAGTACGAACTGAGCGTGTCGCGCCAGCTGGCCCAGGCCCAGGACCGGGTACGGGCGGGGGTGGCCGGGGCAACGGTCGAGGCCGCCCGCATCGAGGCGGAGGCGGCGCAGCACCGTTACCAACTCGCCAAAGTTGCCGCAGACAAGCAGTACACGGAGGACCGCAAGCGCCTGGCGGATGCTCGTGACCTCGCGCTGGACAACGACAAGCTCAGCGCCACCGAGCGCCAGGCCATCTGGACCCAGTTTTACGCCGACCTCTCCGGCCTGGACAGCAAGCACCAGGCGGACGCCACCCAGCGCCTCCAGCAGCGGGAGGAGCAGGAGCGGGCCGCCGCCGAGGCCATCCGGCAGGCCCGCATTCAGGAGGCGAATCGCCCCGTCGAGCAGAGCCAGAACCGCCAGCAGCAACTGGAGTGGTCGCGTGACCTCAGCCGTTCGGATGTCGAGATTCTGGGGATCAACCAGCAGATCAGCGCCGAGCGGGCCGGGCAGATTGCGGCTCTTCAGGGGCAACTCGACGGCCTGAACGGCGTGCGCCTCACTGCTGAGGAGCGCCTGCGGGTGGAGCAGCAGCTTGCGGGCCTTCAGCACGATCAGGCGGCGGCCCTGCGCGAGCAGGTCGATCTGGCGCGGGAGGTCCGGCAATCCGCTCTGGACCGCCTGGATGCCGAGGCGCAGTTGGCCGAACGGCTGGCCCGGACCGAGGCTGACCGGGTACGGGCGCAGCGCCAGCAGCTCGCGACGGCCCAGTTGCGCGTGCGCGACCTTGACGACCAGATCGCGGGGGAAGGGAGGGAGAAGGAACGAAATGCCCTGATCAGTCAGCGGTATGGCCTGCTGGGGCAGATCGCGGACCTTCAGGACAAGATCAACAGCGCCCCCCTCGACGCCGAACAGCGCCGCCTCGACCTCTACCGGGCGCAGGCACAGGCCGAACTGGCCCTGCGTGGCCTGGGCGAGAACCGGGTGGCCACAGCCAACCTCACCGCCGAGATCGCGGCCCGTGAACTCCTGCTGGCAAACCAGCGCGTCGCGGCTGCCCGAACGGAGCTGGAGTTGCAGGCGGCACTGGTCGGGCAGGCGCAGGCCCGGGGAACGTTTGCCCAGGCACTGACCGCCCAGATGCAGGCCGGACGGGAACGGGCGCGGCAGGCAGAGGACCTCGACACAGCTCGCTCGGGGTCTGCCCGGGAGGCTGCACGCGCAGCCGAGGATTTCGTCCTCGCCCAGCGCCAGGCCGCCCGGGAGGCGACCAAGCGACAACTGGAACTGGAAAACGGTCTGCTGGACGCGGCGGAGGCCCGCGCGAAAGCCCTGCTCCAGATCAGGGGACTGGCCGAAGACGCGGTGCTGTCTGCCCAACAGGAATTGCAGACGGCCCGCGAGAAACTGGCCCTCAGTGAGCAGCAGCTCGTCTTCGTTGAAGGCCCGGAAGAGCGGGCAGGTATTCTCCGGGAGCGCATCCAACTGCTGGCCCAGGTGGCGGAGCAGGAACGCAAGGTGGCCGAAGTCCGTGCGGCCGAGGAAGAGGTCACGCGGCAACTGGGCAGCGCGGAGGCGCGTCTCATGGCCGAGGTGCAGGGCGGCGTCCCTGGCCTGGAACAGCTCGAAGAGGTCACCCGCCGCGTTGGCGCAGCACGCGCCCGCCTGGCCCAGGCTGAGGGGGCCTATGCCGCCGCCCGTGAGATGTGGGCCAAGGCCCCGACCACCCAGAACTCGGAGGCGCTCGACGCCGCAGCGAACAGGCTCACGGCGGCCATCCGCGAGCAACGGAAGGAGCTGCGGGCGCTCGCGGGCGAGTACCGCACGACGATCAGCCAGATGGACGGTGTGCGGGAGGCGAACGAACGGCTCCAACAGGTCGTCTATAGCGAGGGCGGGCGCACCTTCGACAGCCGCCGGGAGCGGGAGCGTCTGGAGGCCATCGCCGCGCGCCGTGACGCGGCCATACGGCGGCTTCAGGCGACTATCGACAGTGGGGACAGGGCGGCCATCCAGCAGGCGACCCAGGACCTTGCGGCGCAGGAGGAGCGGTACCGCAAACAGGCTGACCTGCTGGAGAAAAACGGGGTGAAGTTCAGCCGCACGGGCCAGCAGGAGGTGAAAGCCCTCACCGACAAGCTGGACGACCTGGGCGTCGGGTACGACCGTGAGGCCGCGCTGCTGGAAGGCCGTGCTCAGGCGGTGGACAAGGAAGCCCAGGCGGCCATCACCTTCTCGGACGGAGTTGACCGCTTCGCGGAAAATACGGCGCAGCTCGTGGGCGCGCTGGAGAGGGCCTACGGCGACCTGCAAACCGCGTTGCGGGGCGTTAAAGCCGAGAGGGATACCGAGGCGGCAAGGCAGGATCGCCGCCGTGCGGAGGATTACGCCACTTCGGCGCAGGACCGCGCTCGCCAGAACCTGCGCCGCGAGGAGGATGCATCCGATACCGCTCGGGGAACGGGCAGTGTGGCCGGCAATATGCAGGACCTGGACCGGATCGCCGGGAAACTCGTGCAGGGAACCCAACCACTGCCCCAGGCTCTCTCGGCGTTTGCAGATGCCCAGGTCGCCTCGCGGGCCATCGTCGCCGGGACTGAGCGGCTGGAGCGCCTGCTCCAGGGCGCGAAAATCCCGACAGCGACCGCAACTCCGATCGCCACTACTCAGCCCGCGCCCCAGAGCGTGACCTACAATTTCGAGGCCACTATCAACGCGCCAAGCGACAAAGCCCCCGACATGGAGCGCGCGGCGCGCCGCGTCTTTGGGGAGCTGATCCATGACGCCAAACTCCACAAGACCTGGGGGGTCAAAAAGTGCTAGGAATCATCAAGAAGTCCGGGGGTCAGGATGCTTCGTCCTGACCCCCGCCTGCTGTTCCCCCTCGTCTGCCGAATTACAGCCCCCGGCGGGCTGGTGGACCTGGCCACGCGACTGCCCCGGCGTGGTGGCGTGACCCTCCAGCACGTCCCTCCGGAGGAGGTGCAGGAGTTCGCCGATGAGAACGGGACCACCTTCACGCGCGTGACCGAGGCCGGAACCGAGTGCCCACCGCCCGACCTCCAGAACAGTGAGACCAGCACCACCGAGACGGTGGTGAAGGCCGACGGCAGCAGCGAGACGACCGTCACCAACGTCAAGAAGACCGTCAACCCGGACGGCTCGGTGACCACCGAGACGACCGTGACCAAAAACGGCGTCAGCAGCACCAGCACGCGCCAGGACGCCCAGCCGGGCCGTCAGGGCGGGGTCACCCTGAAGATTCAGACCGAGAACGGCGCAGAATTCAGCCTGATCCGGCCCCTGACCAGGCTGAAGGTGGGCGACGTCGTGCAGGTGGCCGAGAACTACACCGACCGTACAGAACTCCGTATCTGGGCGAACGCCGTGGTGCAGTCGCCCCCCGTGTGGCCCTTCCTGGCCCACGCCAATGGGCGGGAGTTCTACAACATCACCCTGGACGTGCTCATCGTGGGAGGGAGTCCGTGAAACGCATCACCCTGAGGACCGACGACGATACGGCCGACCTGCCCCCCTACGCCGGGGAGCTGGCAGAGAACGGCACGCTGCTCCAGACCGGCCTGCTCAAAAACACCGGGGACGTGCCCCTGACCAGCATCCGCCTGCGGGTCAGCAACACCGCTACCCTGCCCGCCTCGCTGACCGTGACCGTGGGCGGGGTGCTGCTGGAGGAAGCCGAGCGGGAGGTGCTCACGGGGCCGCTGGCCCCCGGCGAGAGCCTGCCGCTGCTGCTGGAATGGACAGCGGGCGCGGAGCTGATCAGCGGTGAGGACAGCGGGGCCATCGTCGGCACGGTGAGCTGA